CTCTACAACGTACCTTAGATAAAATAGAAGATGACGTTGTTAAACTTGCTGGAAGAGAACTGCCAACTCAAGCTGGTAAACTTATCGAATTACAATCTGCAATTGCTATTAGACCTAAAATAAGAACTATCTTACAAACACAGTTTTTAGCTTGGGCAGATACTCTTACTAAAAAAGGTTTTAATAGACAGGCCAAAAGAATAGAACGTGCTTTTAAAGGTATTGGTAATATCCCAATTCAATTCCAGGAACTTACAAAAGGTGATCTAGACTTAATTAGAAATTTAAAATTACAAACATTCACACAGTTTAAAGATGTATCAAATACTTTTACCAAAAGGTTAGCAGATAAGGTTTATCAAAATACTTTAGTGGGCCGAGAGTTTGTAGAGCTAGAGCAAGAGTTAAGACAAACGATAAATGGTATATATAGTAAAACAAGCGATAAAGAGGCACAAAAGCTAGTAGATTTTGTAAAAAAAAATAAAAATAAAAAGTCAATGCAAGTGTCAGTTGATAAGGCAGTTCAAACTTTACAGTCTAAATTTGGTAGAGATAGAGCTGGGGATAATATGAGAAAATATGCATCTCAGATATTAAACGATGGATTACGTGAGTTTGATGCTCAAGTAAATGCTTATAAATCACAAGAAGCTGGATTAACCCATGTTAAATACTTTGGTGATATTATTCCAACTACAAGGGAGGTTTGCAAAAACATATTAAGAGGTGTATATAAAAAAAGACAAAGCAACGTCTTTACTATTGATGAAGTTAGAAAACTCTGGAGGCAAAGATCGTGGTCAGGTAAAAAGCCTGGCGACCCTTTAGTTGTTAGAGGTGGTTATAACTGTAGACATCAATGGACTTATGTAAGTCCTGATTGGTACAATAGTGAAGGCAATTTAATAATATAGGAGTAAACATGTCAGAAGAGCAAAAGGTTAATCAACCGCAAAATGATGCACCAGAGGTGGTGGCTAAAGAAACAGAAGCTGACGTTTCAAAACCAGCTAGTACTTTTAATCAAGAAGATGTTGATCGAATAGTCAAACAAAGATTGGAAGCAGAAAAACAAAAACATCAAAGGCTATTAGATGAACAAAAGAAAAAAGAAGATGATGCTTTAAAAGAAAAGCAAATTCAAGAAGCTAAGACAAAAGCTGATCTTGAAAACTTAATGAAAGAGAGAATAGCTGAAAAGGACAAGGAGTTAGCAGATTGGAAATCTAAAGTTAAAACTATTAACGTTGATAACTCTATTATGTCATTAGCCTCTAAAAATAATGCAATTGCACCAGATCAGGTGGTAGCCTTGTTAAAAGATAAGGTTAATTATAATGATGATGGAAGAATAGAAGTTCTTGATAATAATAATAACATCAGATATAATCCAAAAGGCGAACTCTTATCAATCGAAGATGCGGTTGAAGAGTTTTTAGATGCGAACCCACATTTCCGTAAAGGGTCTTTAGCTGGGACAGGATCGACCAGTAGCATCGAAGGTAAAACTGTAAAACCATTTAATATTCAGGACTTAGATATGAGCAAGGCAGAAGATCGAAAACGATATGCAGAGTATCGTCAACAAAGAGATTCAGGCCCTGTTCAAATAAACTTAAACAATAAATAATAGAGGACAAAAACAATGGCAAACGAAACAACAAGTTCAACGCTTTCGGAACTATATACTGAAATCGTTGCAGAGGCATTATTCGTTGCAAGTGAGAGATCTATCATGAGACCACTTGTAAGAAACTATGCAGTAACTGGTGGTGGAAAGTCAGTTGAAGTTCCAATTTACTCGGCAGTTTCTGCCTCAGCAGTAAACGAAGCAACTGATTTATCTAACACTGCAATTGACCCAACTTCAAAAACAATTACTTGTTCAGAGCAAGGGTTAATGACAACTCTAACAGACTTAGCAAGAAACTCAGCTCCAAGAAATGTTGCTGGTGATATTGGTAAACTGTTCGGAGAGGCAATCGCAAAAAAAATTGACACAGACTTAACTGCGTTATTTGGTGGTTTTTCAACTACAGTTGGATCAGCATCAACTGTTATGTCAGCATCGTTAATTTTCCAAGCAGTGGCTAAACTTAGAGCAAATGCAGTACCTGGTGATAATCTTTCAGCGGTACTTCATCCACAAGTAGCTTTTGATTTAAAATCAGGCTTAACAAATACTTTTGCTAACCCTAATCCAGGTGTTGGTAATGAAGCGTTAAGATCAGGTTTAGTAGGTCAAATAGCTGGTGTTACAATTTATGAAACATCTAACATAGCTGACTCTTCAGGTAACAATCCAGGAACAACTGGTGATTACAAAGGTGCAGTATTCCACCCTGAAGCATTAGGACTAGCAATGATGCAAGATCTTAAAATTGAAACTCAAAGAGATGCTTCTCTTAGAGCAGATGAGATTGTTGCAACAGCAGTCTATGGTGTTGGCGAGTTAAACGACACTAATGGTTGTGAGATCGAAGCAGACTCATCAATCCAATAATAATTGGATACTTTGTGAGGGTGGGAGACTGCCCTCACATTTAATTTAGGAGAGAATTATGGATATTAAATTAACAAATGGCAGAAAAATAATTGTTAAGGATAAAAAATATTATGAAGCTAATTTAAATCATTTTGAGAGAAATGGTTTTGTCCCTGTAGATGCAGTGAAAAAAGAAATAAAAAAGGCGACACCAAAAGACATAACTGATAAGGTTGTTCAATTAAAACCAAAGAAAAGAAAAAATGTTAAGAAAGCTAAAAAAAAAGATTAGAAAGATTCTAAAGTGGATAGTAGGTAATTATGGCTAATTTTACAGGAGCAAATGTAATTGTAGCAAGTGATGTCACAAAATATCAACCTGACACATTTGATTTTGGTATTGCATCAGGATCTACTGAGGCGACTAATTTTTTTTCACAAACAACAAACGATATACTTAGACAATTAAGAATAGAATGGTGGCCTGTATATAAAACCAATGTTTACACTGATATTACAGTTCTAAATACTGAGGAAATGGTAAACACAAAAGTTGACTTAGATCAATTTGAAAGAGCTGGAGTATATTTATTTTTAGGAAGATTTTTATTACCAGCTTTGACAAAGTTTAGACCTGAAGCTGAGAAAGATAGATTTGAGAGAATGGCAGAGTATTATATGTCAGAGTATAACAAAGAGTTTAGATCCATATTAGAGGATGGTGTAAACTATGACTCTGATGCAGACTCTTCAATATCTGTAAATGAAAGAGAGCCTCTTCACGGATTTAGAAGATTAACTAGATAATGGCAGTAGACGTTCGTATAAAGTCTAACGTCAAATCTATTCAAAAGAACTTTGACAAATTTTTTAATAGGTTTCCATCTATAACAAGAAAGGGCCTTGCTAGAGCTAGTTTTAGATTACAATCAATTATTAAAGAACTTACATCAAAAGAACAAGATTTTAGACGTAGAAGGTTTGCACCTTATAGTGATCAGTATTTAAAAAGGTTACAAAAAGAAGGGAAGTCTCAAAAAGTAGATTTATTTTTTTCAGGAAGAATGTTAGGATCTATTACAGGCAAAGTTAAATCTAGTAGAAAAGCATCTGTATTTTTTAACAATGCTGAGATGAGAACAAGAGCTTTATTTAACCAAGTCTTGAACGAACCTAAAAGAGAGTTTTTTGGTTTTGATAAAAGAACTGAAAAGATTATAAAAAAAGAGTTTGTTCAGTTTATGGAAAAAGAAATTAGAAAGATGAGAATATGAGTACTAGAGAGAATATAGCATCAAACATAGCTTCAACTATTAGTGGTATATCAAGTCCAAGTATTAAAAAGGTTACTAGACAACCCTTTGATATAGATGAGCTTTCTGACAAACAATATCCTGTTGTAATAGTACAAACTAGTGAAGAAACACGAGAGGATATTGAAATGGGTGAGGGTGCAAGAACCAGGCAAGGAACGATAGATTTTGTTTTATCAGGCTTTGTAAAAGGTGCAGAGGTCAACATTGATACAAAAAGAAATCAATTAATTACCGCTATTGAAACTGAATTAGAATCTGATATTACTAGAAATGGTAATGCACTTGATACAGAAGTCATATCTGTTGAAACTGACGAGGGGACTCTATTCCCTATTGGTGGGATCAGGATGACTATAAGATGTATTTATGTATTTGAATCAGGAACACCTTAAGGAGAGATATGGCTAGTATAGAAAAAAAATTAGAAAAAATAGAAAAAAAAATAGATGCTATTGAAAAATTGCATGATAAAGAATCTTTACTTTGTGAAGAAGTAAAAGACATCGTCAGTGAAATAAAAGAAGAATATGCAGAGGATGAAGAGTGGGAAGAAGAAGATGATGAGGAAGATGAAGAAGAGTTTGACGATGAGGAAGAAAACTAATATAAACAAATTAATCGGAGGAATATAAAATGGCAGTACATCATGGCAAAGAAGGTCAAGTTGCGATAGGCGGAACAGCAGTCGGTGAGTTGACATCATTCACATTGGAAACAACTGGGGATGTTGTAGAGTCGACTAAAATGGAAGATGGGGCAAAATCTTTTATAGCTGGTAGAACATCATTTTCTGGTACTTTAGAAATGCACTTTGATGAAACAGATAGTGGTCAAACACAATTAGTTTCAGGAGCAAGTGTAACTTTTAAATTATTACCTGAAGGATCATCTTCAGGAGACAGAAAATTTGAAGGAGCTGGTATAGTTACAGGAATGTCTGTAAACCAACCTTTAGATGGCGTTGTAGCAAGATCTGTAACGTTTCAAGGAACTGGTGCTTTAACAATCGGAACTGAATAATAATTTATGTCTATTCTAAATAGAGCTAAATCTCATTTTGAGAGTTTAGGTGTGCAATCTTTAGAGGTTGAAGAATGGCCAGACGATAGTGGTAAACCCACAATTATTTATTGGAATCCAATTACACTAGCAGAAAAAAAACGTTTATTTGAAAGATCAAGTAATATTAACGATGTTGGTTTATTAGCTGATATAGTTATTATGAAAGCTCTTGATAAGGATGGAAACAAAATATTCAAATCTGAAGATCGATTAGATATAATGCATAAAGTTGACTCTGATGTCCTTGCAAGAATATCTACATCTATGGTTCAATCTATTACCCCATACGACGCAAAAAAAAAGTAAATACTAGCCCTGAACTCCGCAATATGTTAGTAGTTGCGGATAGGCTTAAAATAACTTTAAAACAAGTTTTAGAAATGTCTGCTGAAGAATATAATACTTGGTTAGGTTATATGATGCTTGAACAAGAAGAATATAACAGGAATAGAAAAATATAATGGCTCAGAATCTAGTACTTAATATTTTAGCAAGAGATAAAACAAAACAGGCTCTAGCTGGAGTAAGAACAGGATTAAGTAATTTAAGGTCTGCGGTATTTTCAGTTCAATCAGCAATACTAGGTTTAGGCTCAGGTCTTGCAGTAAAATCAATTTTAGATGTAGGTTCTAATGTAGAACAACTTAGATTACGATTTGCCTTTTTATTTAAAGGTGTCCAGGAAGGTGATAAAGCATTTAAGGGCCTAATAGATTTTGCATCTAGAGTTCCATTTACTCTTGAAGAAATACAAGCTGGTGCTGGTAACCTTGCAGTTGTTACAAAGAATGCAGAGGAACTAAACGAGATATTACAGTTAACAGGAAACGTAGCATCGGTAACAGGATTAGATTTTAGAACTACTGCTGAACAAATACAAAGATCATTCTCTTCAGGTATTGG